AATTATTACCATTCGCACCTGGTAGTCCACAACTTGGACCAGGAGCAGCTCCACCCGCTCCACCCGCTCCAACTGTTATTGGATAAGCTTGTGCCGATACTGGTAAAGCAGCTGGTCCATTTAAAGGAGAAGCTGGATAAGGAGAAGTAATATTTGGAGAAGCATAGAATCTAAAACCTCCTGCTCCACCGCCTCCTCCGTGGTCTGCTCCACCGCCGCCACCACCAGCCACTACTAAATAATCTACTGTATTGGAACCTAAATTGTTTCCTACAGAAGAAACTGTAAATGTTCCAGGTCCTGTAAAAGTATGAAGTCTAAAATCCCCACAAGTTGTTATTGTTCCACCTGTAGCTGTTATAAAAGATGATCCTAAATTAGATGAATCATCTTGTGTTGGAATCCACCCTTTAGTTCCATCTACATAAACTAAAAACACACTTTGACCATTTGAATCTAATGTAGCATCAGATGCTACTCCATTAATTAAAGAACTATTTCTACCAACTGTTACATTGTTAGTGTTGAAAGTTCCCGCATAATCTTTAATACCTATAATATCTCCCGCAGATGGTGAGGCAGGTAGCGTTACCGTTATTACCCCCGATGTAGTATTAACAAAATAACCATTACCAGACACTCCTGTAAAACTAGCAGTCTTTGCAGTTGTATCCCAGTTTACTGTTCCTGTTCTACCAAAACCAGATTGACTAGCACCACTTCCTAAAGTTACCGTATCACCAGAAGCACCTAGTGTTAACGTAGTTCCGCATTGTGGTTCGACTGTATTTACTTCTATCTTAGACAATGACTAATACTCCTGTGACTGTGATTGTGCCAGGTATTGTAATAGGTCCTGCTAGTACACCATTTTCAATTGTTTGTGTACCATCAATAGTACCTGCTTGGTTTGGTATAAATTCATTAGGGGCTGTTCCGCCTCCAATATATTGGATTCCATTTACTATCGCCGTCATTGTTCCTCCTACGAACTAATTGTGTCGATGTATGAAGTAACTACATCTAAACTAGATGCAGTATTACTAACTGCTTCAAGTACATCTCCGCTTTTTAAAACAATCTTCGCACCACCTTGAATTAATTCAATTGCAGAATTTGGTGGAATTGAAACTCCTTTTGCTAAAAAGTAGTCTGCTCCTCCATTTGCAATTTTAACATCAACTAAAATAGTAGACGATACAATGTTACAACATCTAATTCCAATAACTGCATCATAATTACCTGCAGTCAATAAAGCTTGGTCTGATGTTCCAATTTGCCTTTGAAGATCGTTTCTAAAATCTTGTGCCATTTTTTATTCCTTTATAACGCCACGGCCATTGCTAACGCAAAACCTGCGCTTGCTGCTCCGACCGGTGTCCCTGTTGCATCTAAATAAACTGACTTACTCGCTGGTAAAGTACAGAATACATCTTTGGTACCACTAGTAAAATTAACTGCAGCATCTCCATTTGAAGAAGAAATAACTGTAGTTCTAGTTAAGTTTGCACTTGTACCATCTAAAGTTCCAAGTCCAACTTCAAACTCTGATGTACCAGTATTAAAGATACAGTAATAAGTTGTGTTACTGTTTCCTATTCCTGCACCAAAAGTTTCAAAACCAGTAACAGCACCACCAAGTGCCATTGCACCTGTGCCTGTTGTTGTACTAGTTTCTTTTACTCTATCATTTATAACCAAAGCCATTTTATTCTCCTATTACGAAGTTAAACTAATAATTGCATCTGTTCCAGCTGGTGATCCAGAAGTTGGGTCAGGGAATGAAATCGTAAATGTTCCATTAGAACAAGATTTACTTCCGCCAAAATCTAAAACAACAATCAACTTATCAGAGGCAGAACTATTATAGATAACTCCAAACGCTGCAGTAAAAGTTGCACTTGACCAAGATGTATCAGTAAAGTCTACAGTTGCAACATTTGTTTGATTAGCTACTGCATTACCAGTTAAAGTATTTCCACCTGTTGTATATCCTGTTCCTGATGCACTTACTTGGTTAGCTGAACCTGAAGAGTAAGCTGTGCTTGATACAGTATAAGGATTAGCAGTGTATAGAGCTAACTTAAAAGTATTACTTGCAAAGTTGTGTGTTCCTGATAACAATTCAGTTCCGAAGCTATAAGGTACTACGTTTGCCATTTTTATTTTCTCCTATTTATTTTCCATAACTTGATGGTGGTTTGACATTAAGTTGAGCCCGAACTTCACCATCTTGATATTCGTCTCTGCGTCTGTTCCCGATTTGCTCGAGAGCATACGTTTCTAAAGCTTCATTATAAGCAGCTTGATAGTATTGTAACATATCCTGCGGTCCTTTCAAGTACCCATATGCATTTACCAAGCAGGCATATAAAAGAAGGTCTGAATATTTATTCGACAAATATGTGCCACCTGTTTCTGTTGTAATTGTGTCTGGCTCTTTGTCGTAAGCTAGTGTAATTTCATATGTTTTATCAGGTGTTGGAGCGACAACCCAAAAAGTTTCATCCCAATTAGCATAATATTTAGGGATATCGACAGCTGAAGTTCCAGGTGTAGAATAATATTCTGCCATAAAACTAGTGTCTCGTTGCTCTAAAAAAAATTGATTACCCGCTGAATCTTTAAGTTGAGCATATCTAATAAATCTTAAATCAGCTGGAATAGTTACATATCTGTTTCCGATAATTAAATTAGATGTTGCATAATACACACTTTGATCTGTATCAATTGCTCTATGAATTTTTAATTCTGCATTTTTAATTAATCTAGATAACACAGAATCGGAAAGAACATTACTTCCAACTTCTGTGTAATTTCTAATGTCATCTTGTAAGTTTGCTAAAGTGTATGCCATTATCCGTTTACTACCTCAAGTGTTACAGGACCCGCAGAACAATTAGATCCACCACCAGATACTCCACCACTTGTTGCACTACTTGTACTTGTTATATAAAAATAATTTATTGGACTTGTTAATGGATCTGATGTTGTAGCACCAGTTACAGTTCCAGATGAATCTATTTTACCTAAAGCAATTGTAAATCCAGATGTATTATTTAAATCACTTACATTATCAAATGTTGGAATAGTTAAAAATTGTTGTAAATTTTTTATATCATCAGGGTTAGCACCACCGGGTCCAGCTGCCGTTACAACAGGTGGTCCTCTAAATCTTACAATATCGCCTGCACTTCTTTGATGATCTTCTGAAAAAACATTTACATAAGTTGTACCTGAATAAATAATAGACTCAAAAGGATTTTCATCTAATAAAATTAAACTTGTTTTAGATGCAGGTTGTGGTCTTGGATTATATAAAGCTTGTGGATCAGAACCAACTGGTTTTGGTTCTAATTGTGGTTGCTTTGCTTCAAACTCTGAATAGTGAACTAAAGAACCATTCCATTCTCTAACCATTTCAGAATATGGAAATGCCATCCCTGATCTATCAGAAATCGCTAACGCGTGTTTACCTGATGCGTACTTACCCATTATACTCCATCTCCATAAAATGTTTGTGGTGAAATGAAAGTAGATGTGCCTTGATTGTCCGCATCAAGTGCTCTTAATAATTCACTTTCATATCTTCTTTCCAACTCTTGACTCATAGCTGGTGAATATTTTTGACTTAAATAATATGCGAGTCCAGACATCATACAAGGATAAAATCTATTTACTACATCTGATGTATAATTGTAAGAACCAGCGTCTTGAATTTTTGCTAAATAATAAAAACAAAATTGAAAATTACTTGGTGTGGTTGTGCTTGATACACTTGAGCTTGGTGTTGTATATAAAAATATACTTGGATTAATTTTTCTATCTACGTAATATTGTGATGGTGTACCTTTAGCTAATTTATTTGGTGTAGCTGAATAAGCAGATCGATCTATTTTTGTAAGTGCAATATCTTGTGGTGCTGTTGCATCAGAATTATTTCTGTAATAAGCCTCTAATACTGTATCTAAATCTTGTGGAAAATTTTCAGAGTCAGAAGCAAAATTATATTCTGCTTGTCCTTCTACTAATGGAATTTTTGCAAGTTTTATTTTCCAAAGATGAACACCTCTGTTAGCCCATTCTTGAAACATTATATTTAAAGAACGTCTTGCGGATCTTAATTGATATCCAGTTCTAGTACCTTGAACACCAGTTCTTTCAAAAGCTTCTTCAATAATATCATCTATTTGTGGATTAAATTCTGAAACTCCTGACGTAGGAGAAATAGTTTGTGCACTATTACCCATACCACTGTGAACTGTGCAATAATAAAATAATACAGGTGCACCAGTTCTTTTAACAGGTGCAACAACAATAGTTGTTTTACCGTCTGTTCCTGGTGTTCCAGTTGTTGTTACACCAGTTGTATAAGCTGCAGTTGGTGAATTATTTGGATTAGTAGAAAAAGCTAAAATATGTGTTGCGTTAGTGCTATCTGTTTGATCAAAAATATAAGTGTTACCTTCTTGTAAATAAAGGACAGGACTTACCTCACCGTTAATATAGAATTTATTACCGGTTCCATATTGGTTCGTGCCACTTGCTACAGTGACTGTATAAGTAATTGTAGCCACTTTTGACTCCTAGCCGAATGTAAATGTTACTTTATCAACATTCGTTAACGTTGCGTGACAATCAGTTTCAAATCTAATTCCATCGCCTGGAATATTAATTTGATACGCAGTTTCTTGTCCAGCTGTAGATGCACCTAAAGGTGTATCGTAAGTAGCTTTAGTTGTTCCACCAGAGCCACCATCTTTTAAGACAATTGTTCCTGCAGTTGTGTCTGCAACGAAATAAATAGCTAACAATCTGCAAGGTCCTGCAGATACAGTGTTAGTTGCAGTTAATCTTGTTGTTTGTACATTTGAAACATATGTTCCCATTGATTTCTCCTTAAAATTTATGTGTGGGCCGAAGCCCACACTAAATTAATTATTATAACGCAGTTAAATTATTATTTTGTACATATTCAACAACGATTCTTGCTTTACCTGCAGTTGCAGAGTTAGCAGTTGTAATACCATAAAGTTCAATATCAGTTGTGCCGATATTATCCCAAGCTCCAGCTGAAGCTTGTAACATTTTTAATGGTCCTACTGCTGTAGCTGATACGTTGTGAGCTGCCGCAATATCCGTTGCGTCACCTGAACTATCACCAATAGCGATTGTAGTTGTTGAAGAGTTCGCAAATAATTGTTCTACTACTATGTTTATATTCATAATTTGACTGTTTGCAGGAATTACAATTCCTAAAGCAGTTGCAGTAGTTGTTGCGTGTGTTAGGGCAACATCTGATGATTGAGTCATTACTACTTGACCAACGTTTTTTACGTCATCACCAAGTGTTGTACCTGTTGTGTTTGCTATCGTTCCCGCTTTAATCGGTCCCGAAAATGTAGTTGATGCCATATTTATATCCTCCTAGTTTTCCGAATACTGTCTCTAGGCCGTCGACTATACGCGTCAGTATTCTAAATAAATGTATAGTGTGTCTTTTATACAATACATTTAAGTAGAGCGCAAGAGAGCCTGTAATGTAAATGATGTTTTTACGATGTAGCTTTTTATTAAGTAGCTACTGAAACCTGCGGAGCAATACCTTCTACAGTATTTTGTCTGTGAGCAATGGCTGCTTCTTCTAACTTAATCTTTGTAATGACTTCTTTAACTTTGTCATCGATTCTCACCATTTCAAGAGTGTATCTGTTATTATCCAGATGCTCCTGTTCCCACTTCAACTCCAAGGACCTTTTTTGTTTGTATAGGTCTTGTATCATCTATAACCTCCTCATAGGTTATTCTGTTGAGACGAGAAAACATTCCCGTTCTTTCCCAGATAATATCATTTTTCCCTAGTTTGTCAACTACAGCTTTCTCTAATGATTCTGGATTGTCTTCGGCCTCCACTTCAAATCTTCCGTGGTAGTCATAAGCCCATATATTTACGAGGAATTTAGTCATTTTCTCACCCTATATAAAAAAAGGGGCCGAATTGTGATCGGCCCCTTTAAATTAATTATTATGTTGCATTTGATCCGAAGATACCTCTAGGGTCAGAGAATCCGAATACGTATCTCTCTCTAGCTTTGTATCTTACATTACCAGTATCAAAGTCACCTTCCATTGAAGTTTTGATAGGTGATCTGTTGAAGTGTTTTAGACCATTAGGCACATCTGTCTTGATAAAGAATTTCTTCGCAGAAGTCAGATAATGGTTAACTGTGTATCCTTGCGGAATCATTCCCATATTTCTGATCGCGTTGATATCGTTATCAGCAGTGCCAACTCTACCAGCAGAATTCATAAGTCTGTCAGCAGTAAATTGTAAAGCAGAAGGAATTATTAATTTAACTCCTTGAGCTGCAATTTTTAGGCCTCTTTCATCAGTGAATGCAGCAATGTCGATTAAAGACTGCTCCAATGATGTTTCGTTCAACTCAGC